GGTCAGCAAGAACAGTAGCTGTGCTAGGTAGTCCTGTAGCGGCTGTTATAGCCCAGAACTGAGGAGCATCTATGAAGTTATTAAGGATTACCACACCGCCTATTACGGTGCTTGTCCAGCCCTCTGATGCGGTGGCTGCGTAGGCACCCGCTGATCGCGTGATGTCAGACCACGTTGTAGCGCCTACATCGTAGACATGCACAGCAGCAAGACCACAGGCTATCCAATACTTGTTCCCAGATGCGTCCTTTAAGTAGACAACATGGTAAGGAGCGATAGGGCAAGTAGCCATAACAGAACTATAGCCCTTGCACTTATGTACAGAGCCATGTTCCATCCGTACATTATTACCATCGCTCCATGCGTTGATAGGTAATTGCCACGGTTGGATGTCTTGTACAATGCCAGTCTGTCCAGCATTCTCAAGTGGGATCAGAGCCATTAAGGTTTCTCAGGCCACACTACGTCTTCAGAATTCTCCACACTTGCTGGTAGATCACGCAATGCTTGACGGTAGGTTTCCATATCAGAAGACATGGTTACGTCAGTGAGGGCGTAGAAGTCTGTTGCAGCTAGAAGTTCGTTTCTCTCTTTACGAGCGCGATCCCAGTTTGCTACAACTACTGCTGCATTCATTTCATCAGCAGTTGGGAATACGCCTTTATCATCATCCCACTCACAGACTAATTCAAGACTAGGCGTGCCATACACTCCAATCTGCATGATCTGTATGATAGCTTCTGGATTAATAATGCTTAACGCAAACCCAAAATCATCTACACCAATCGTGTCTGGCTTATCGTATTTCATTAGTAAACTCTGTTAAACTGAGCAATAAAATTTGTTGAACTTAATACAGTACCCCTAGCAACGTGTGCTGAATTTGATCTACAATTAACCATGTAAAATTCTACCGCTTCTGTTGCAGATGCATAATAGCAACCAGTAATACCATTCTGCCCATAACTACCACCATATATCGTCGATACACCATGAGCATAATCACTAACAGATACACCAGCTACATATTGGTTTGGCGAAAGTGCACTGGCGTCGGAAACCGCTGCATTGTTAAAACTTACCGTCCAATATCCGTTCATTCCAGTCGGAGTAACAAGTTTATCGTTTACATTGTCCCAAGCATTACCAATCTCAGTTACTAATGTCCACCCAGTTAGTTTTGCAGTAGCGCTAGACGCGATACTCTGATCCGCTGTTAAATACCTACGTGAGTAATAAGTTTCTTTATGATCAAGAACCACCCATCCACCATCACTTACACAAAATTTAACAAAATCACCCTTTTGGTAGCCAGTCCAAGCCTCGCTTCCTCCATTCATAACACGAACACTATTAGTGCCAGTGGCATTGTCCGAAGCAACAACAGTTATGATACAAGTATCCGCTCCTGTAACGCTAACTAGTGGCAATGTTATGTCGCGTGGAGTAGCCGTAGTGGTTGTAATAATAAGTTCTGATTTGCTAGCAACATCACCAGTTACAATTGGGTAGTCACCAGTTTTGTGTAGAACATTTGTAGAACCAGTAGTAAGCAAAGTACCATTGACTGTAAATGTCTTAGTAGCATCTATAGTAATCCCAGCGCCAGAACTGGTGATTGTGTCTAATGAAAGTGTTGCTGCCATAATGTTGTCCTCAGATCATTGTAAGTTCACCGCTGATTGTCCAAGTGAACGTATCAGAGATGGTAATTGGACCAGCAACGAATGCGGCCTTAGTTGATGCTACTGTAGTTGTTACATCCGCAGAAATAGTATTGTAATTGTAGTAGTAGTCACCCTCAGTTGTGATGGCTCCTACTGTTACAGCACTCCATGCATAGTCACCACGTAGAAAGGTTGATGAAGATGCACTACCAGTAGCCTGTACAGCGCCAGCAGTACCTACAGGAGTTTGTAGACCTAACTGAACCACTTCAATGTTATTGGTTCCTACAGGCGTAGTACCTGTAAAGGTTAGGTTTGTTCCGCTCGTGTTGTACGCGCTTGTGTCTTGCCGTACACCCTCTATGAATACAAGGACTGATGCCTTGTTAGGCGGAGAGTAATCTAATGCTACAGTCTGAGCAGTTCCATCACCGCTGAAGAACTTACTCGGATACTGAGCGAACTGTAATGGTTTTCCTAAGTATGCCATATTAACTCCATCCTAAAGATACAGCTTGAATTCTTGTTGTCTTAGATACGCTTTGATTCAGCGTCTTGATGCGGTACACCATGTTATACGGAGCAGTAATCGTGCTTGATATGGTTACATCATGGGCAGTTGCTATGTTGTGTGAACCAGTGCTGCCCTCTGAACCAAGGGTCATTGCTGTCCATGTCGAACCACCATCAGCGGATATTTCCGCAGTTACATCCGTGCCTAGCGTCGTAGTTCCCGCACCGTTCGTGTAAGTAAGAACAATATCACCTTTTGTTGGGGCGGATTGTGCAGCTGTTGTAGTTGATTGAAGTGTTAAATTAGCTCCCTCAGTATAAATATTAGTTATCCTTTTTAGAATCACAATTCCAGAACCGCCAGCACCTGCTGGGCGACTTGTTCCGCCAGTACTACCACCTCCTCCGCCGCCTCCAGTATTAGCAGTTCCAGCGACACCCGAACCTCCACCACCACCATTACCACCAACAGCAACGCCAGTGTCATACGCTTCCCCTGCGCCACCTCCTGCATAATAAACAGCACTACCTGTTATGCTAGAAGCTAATCCAACGCCTCCATCGCCTGCCATCGCAGCAGTAGCCGCTGCTTGGTATCCATCTTCACCAACAGCACCAGCCCCGCCACCTCCGCCAGCAGCCGCGTTGGATCCATCATTTATTGCTGCCCCTCCAGAATTGCCTTGAGATGGTGAAGTAACGGGTATATTACCTCCCATACCAGCCCCACCATTGTACACACCACCACCACCAGAACCGCCAGTGGCACCACTGTTTGAAACACCTTGTGAACCTCCACCTCCTCCACCTGCCGATGATATAGTAGAGAATGAAGAAGCATCACCGCTTGGACCTATGCTGTTGCTACCAGCAGCGCCACCATCACCTACAACAACAGCAAAAGTTCCCGCTATTACAGAAAAGTTTGTAGCCGTTCTATATCCACCAGCACCACCTCCGCCGCCAGAATTATTGTTTGCGTGGCCACCTCCAGCACCGCCAGCTACTACCAAATATTCAACAGGTTGAGCCGAGGAATTAATATAATTTCCGTCAGCAGTAAAACTGTGGATAGAATAATCGCCATCTGTTGTTATTGTTCCACCTGTTGCGGTGGCGGGGGGCGAACCAGTTGCCCCAACTATATAACTTCCATCCAAATCCCTGTATTCGTTCGCAGAAGACACTGCATTAACTCCAGTATTATCCTCGAAAGCATCAACTGTCTGATCAACTAGATTATATTTTGCTAATGATCCATTAGCAGCAACCTTGAAACCAAGAAGTGCAATGTCATCTTCAAGGGTGGTAGTATCAACATTACCCAACTGAGCAACGGGTACAGAACCACTACTCAGGTTAGATGCATTTGTTGGGTCTGGATTTACCATCCCGCTTGTGACTTTAGTTAGTGCCAAAGTATGATCCTCTATATTGTTCTGCTATGTATGCTTTTGCTTCTGTTAAGCACTTAGGAAGCATATCGTCTGGTGCTATTGTCATCCACAGTACTAGAAATGGGATAAGAAACCAATGCGCTATTCTTGCTATCCCTACTATAAAACTCACTTAGGATATTTAGCTTTAACTGCCTGACGCTTGATCTCTAGTTGCGTCACTGCGTGCATTCTTTCTTCTATGACTGCTTCCCAAAGGGCTACTACCAGTTCATCTACTGATGGGTATTCTGATGCGCGCTTCTCGTCGTAAGGTCGCGTATCTGGGCCGGGATCAGGCTCTACAAAGTGGAATGCACCGTCGTATGTTCCGCCCATTCTTACGTTCTCATCAGCAAGAACCATAGTGACACCATCGCCGGGATTAAATTTAGCAACACCATCCCAGTTACTAATATTAGTAACTACACCGTTTTCTACGTGCGCGTATTTATTCATCAAGCATACTCCGCGATAATAACTATTCCGTCTGTTCCATGACCCGTTAATGAAGTATTAAGGAACCCGCAACCCCCACCTCCGCCATAACCTGTAGCTACTTTTCCCTGAATAGTTGTAGGGGATAAACTCTGTCTTCCGCCAATACCTAAAAAACTATCTCCACCCACCGGATACCCACCGGTCTTTCCGCCAGTAGTGCCGGGTTGTCCATCAATTTTTATAAAGGCTCCAGTTGCAGTTACCACGCCGCCAAGACCCCCAACAGTCGTAGTACCACCAACTCCTCCTAAACACGATATGGTATTGGATGAATCTGTCCATGATGATGTTCCACCAGTAACGCTTTGAGTCCCACCAGAGCCAACAACTACGGTTGCAGCAGTTAATGTGCTAATAAACTGTTTTGCATAAGAACCCCCGCCAGCGGAAGCACCATACAGGCTCCCCGGGGTTCCTCCACCAGCACCTGATCCACCACCACCAGCTTGAACTTCTACGATAACTTTCGTAACGCTCGCACTGCCCTCATCGCCAGCGGTTCCATTATCAGTATTGCCGGGAGTGTAAGTTCCATTACCAGTATAAATTACAATACCAAGCAATCCGCCAGAAGAAGCAGCAGCCCAACTGGGTGCTGAAGCCCCTGTAGCGAATGTTAGAACCTCGTCAGCAGGAGTTCCGGGCTTAGCCAATAACGTAGGTGCGCCAGCGGCTCCGTAATACAGAGTATCGCCCTGAGTGCCATCTGCCATTTTAGCTAGGGTTACATTGTTATCAAGGATCTTAACAGTTGTTATTGCATCGTCAGCCAACTTAGTCCCTACAATGGCTGCTGCTGCGTTTATATCTGCATTTACTATTGTTCCATCATCTATCTTAGCACTTGTGACAGCATCAGCTATTAGCTTATCCGTTGTGATAGCGCCGTCAACTATATCACTAGCCGTTAGAGCAATCGTGGGTTTCTCTTTGCCCATGTAACTCATTACGTTATCTCCAGCACACTACAAAACCCGTTCAGATCGCCATCTGCTGACGCAGTGCATCTAATCATATCTCCAAGAGAGGCTGGGTCTGCATTTCTTAGGTTGATAGGTTTGTCAAGAACAAGCGTGGAATCTGCTGGTACGGGTAAAGTCTTGCCCACATGAAAGAATGTTCCACCAGCACCATTTGTGCTGACTTCAATATCTACATTAGCAGAGTTGACTCCATCTATATTTGATATAAAGATAGAGTGAACCACAGCAGCGTCCTGACCGATAGGTACCTGATATAGAGTAATTGGTGCGCCTGTAGCCTGTATAGCAACCCCAGCGTTAGTAAAAGTGTTAGCCATCTTATCCTCCTAGTGCCAGCGCCATTGCTGCTGAGTTGTCTACCAGATCCTGCCATTCAAATCCGAATTCTTTTGTACTGTCTGCGGTAAGAACCTTGCCATTTGAAGACCCCGGCATTGGG